ATGGAAGTCGGTCTCCCGATGTGTACGCTGCACCCAGGGCAGCCCATACTGCGTTCGAATAGGATGCGGGTCCAGAGGCCATGGGGACATGAGGAGGTCTTCCGGGATGAACGCCTCGATATCTGCAAAGGATGTCGAGTCAGGATCGTGGGAGAGAAGCCATGAAGCACGTGGAGATGGTCAAGCTGATGGGGACGAAGGTCCTCGTCAGCAAGGTACTGGAGAGGCAGAAGGGCTATGTCTCCAAGACTTCCACGGTGAATAAGTTCTGGTGGGAGCAGAAGGAGATCGAGCCCAGGACGGGGTGGGTGGTCGGGTTCAGGACGGTCCAGGAGGGGTACGTGAAGCCTGGATCGAATGGGTACAACGGTATAGACGGCTACCACGAGCCGGAGCCTGACGAGTGGAGAACGACAGGAGTGAAGAAGTGCCTCCTGGTGGCGTTCTGGCCGACCGAGAAGCCGGTCCACGTTCCGCTGGATGGGTACGTAAGGGTGTCCAGGGGTGGACGCTGCATCGATCCTGAGTGGATCCGGAAGGGTCCGCAGAACAGATGCCATATGGCTCCGGAGCCATACACGACGGCAGGTGGGTGGCACAAGGAAACGTACAAACTTCATGCCAGGGCATTCATGATTGACGAGATGAAGGACTGGCCCAGGGACGAGAAGGGCCGATGGAGGAAGAAGGCCCCGTAATTGACAAAAACGGGGAGCGAGTCAATAATTTGACTCGTGGGTCTACGTCCATCCATTGCCAATCGCTCGACGCGGCTTCGATCCCTGCAATGCTTTCCCATCGTGACCCAGATGATCAAGGACGGCTACTCGCTGCCCCAGATCGCGGACTACATCCAGAAGGAGGCGCGGGAGTACGTGGACGTGACCAGGGCATCCCTGGTGAAAGTCCTGGAGATATACAAGAGGGACGGTGTACCAGCCGAGGAGATCGCCAAGAGAGAGCCGAAGCGATACCTCGAACTGGCCCGTCAGGTGTCGGATTCGGTCAACGTCTTGAAGGAACTGGAGGGCATGTTCCGGATTCAGAAGGCCCGCATCGAGAGGTTCGTGGAGGAGGAAGAGGATAGCGGAACGATGAAGCCGAATATCTCACGCGAGTTCGACGCGGTGAGAGGGCTTCTGGATCGGATCCATCAAGTACGGATGGACACGGGGCTGGACGAGAGGCACCTTGGAACCTTGAAGCTCCAGGCCGAAGCGGTGATGGTGGCAGAGGAGAGGTACGGGACAGCGACGGCAGAGGTGCTGAAGGACCCGGAACGGCGGCGCAAGATCCTGGCAATCTTCGAGCAAGCCATGAAGGTGAAGGCACTCCCGGTAGTCGATGGGGAGCACCGGGAAGTGCAGGCTGGATAGATGCTCATTGTCGAGAATGGACGTTACCGGACGGCCCTGACTCCGGACGAGCAGGACGTGAGCCTGGAGAGCCAGATCAATGCCCTAAGTGACGAGGAAAGGTTTGCGCTCCATTCGCTCCTGGCAGACGAGTCCTGCGATGCGAATCCAGTGCTTCGGGCAATCACGGAGCTAGAGTACGAGCAGAAGCCAGTATCGCCGGGGGAGTTCTATACCAATCCCTACTACCTTGGACGGCTGACGCTCTGGCCGAAGCTGATGGATGACCTAGTGGAGCTTCACGAGGGCGGATATGAGGAAGCAATTCTAACTGGTAGTTTTGGATGGGGGAAGAGCTACTTCGCGGCCGCGGCCTTGTGCTACGTGACCTACGAGTTGTCGTGTCTGCGGGATCCGCAGCGGAGCTTCGGGCTGGACCCGATCTCGCAAATCTACCTGACCTTCGTGGGACCCACGATCCAGTTAGCGCAGAAGGGTGTCTACGCAAAGGTCACGGACATGCTACGGGCGAGCCCGTACTTCCAGGACAACTTTCCACCGCGAGTCATCAAGACGCAGGCATGGTTCCCGAAGGGGATAGGGTTCATTGCGGGGTCCACATCCTCGAATGCAGGTATGGCCCTGGACGTGTTCGGGGGAGCGATAGACGAGGCCAACTTCTTCAAGGCGCAGAAGTCGGCTACGGACCTTCGGACGATGCTGGACCGTGCGAAGCTGATCTACGAGTCCGTCCGTAGGAGGATGGAGAACCGCTTCATGCGGAGCGGGAGATTGCCGGGGCTCCTGATGATCGACTCGTCGGCTGCTCACCACAGCAGCTTCACGATGCAGAAGATCAAGGAGGCGAAGCACAACTCCAAGATATTCGTGCGGGACTACGCGACGTGGCACGTGCAGCCGAAGGACAGGTTCTTGGGGAGGCACTTCTGGGTTGCGGTAGGGGATGGCAAGACGAGGGCGCGGATTCTGGAGGACGAATCGCAGGCAGAGGAGTACCGGAAGCTGGGGGCGAACGTACATGGCGTGCCGGTGGAGTTCCGGAAGGCGTTCGACTCGAACCTGGAGGCGGCGATCCAGGACATCTTGGGGCTGCCGACCTCGGACACGTCCTACTACATCCAGAACTACACGGCTATCGATGAGGCGACGACGGAGCAGAGGCACCCATTCACGAGCAATGAGTACATGGTGGGGATGTCGAAGGACAGTTTCCGATGGCCTGCGCTGGCCCGACAGGTAGAAGTGGCGGTCCAGGGAGGCTACACGGAGAAGAGGTGGATTCCACTGGTGAACCCGGAAGATGCACGGTGCGTTCACCTGGACCTATCGAAGAACGCGGACGCGACAGGCGTTTGCATGGGGCACATCGAGAGGTGGGTAGAGGTGGTGCGTCGGGACGCGGAGAGCGGGGAGGACGTATCGGAGCAGGCCCCGGTCATCTACATCGACCTGATGCTGCGGGTTGTGCCACCGCCGGGGAAGGAGATCATCCTGGGTGAAGTTCGTGCTCTGATCTACATGCTCCAGGAACATGGCTTTTCCATCTATCGGGGGACGTGCGACCAGTACCAATCGCTCGACACCATCCAGCAACTAGAAGCCAAGGGGATCGAGTCGGAAGTCGTATCGGTGGACAAGACGCCAGAGGCGTATGAGACCTTCAAGGTGGCACTCTACGAGGGGCGGGTGCAGGCATACCACTACAAGCCATGGATTGACGAACTGAAGTCCTTGAAGCGGATCGTGACGAGGCAGAACACGATCAAGATCGACCACCCGAATGATCCGAAAGAGGGGGTACTGTCGAAGGACGTAGCCGATGCCGTGGCGGCAGTAGTCTACAATCTTACGATGCACCCGCCTGGAAGGTTTGTACGGGCGGGGACATTGCCAGGGAAGAGGATGGGGACGGCGCGGGAGTGGATGGAGCCAAGCGTTGACATCATGCCAGGAATCGCACAGGATAGGGGACGATCTCCCATGCCCTTCCTGATGGGAGACGATGGAGACCTAGAGGAGTAGTCGTTGGGAGTTGGGAAAAAGGTACGTGACGCACTTTCGTCCTTCTTCGCGCAGGAGCAGGACGCGCAGGCGAAGGATCTGGCCCGTGGCTGGACCCTAGCAAATACGAGAGCGATATCGACTCCAGATTCGTACCCGAACCTTGGCTACGACTACTCACTGCCGATGTTCGAGGACACGCTCCTGGCGAGGTACAGTCGCTACGAGGAGATGGACACTTTTCCATTAGCTTCGCTGGTTTTGGACACATACGCGGACGACTGTACGATCTACGATTCGATAAAGAACCACGTCATCTGGGCGCAGTCGAAGGACAAGGCTATCGAGGGCATCCTGGACGATCTCCGTGACCACCTGCACATCGAGGACGATGCGTGGGCGCACGCGAGGACAACTGGACGGTACGGGAACAACTTCGGAGAGATCCTGGCCCGTGAGGGTGAGGGGGTGTGCGGGATCAACTATCTGCCCACGGCAACGATGCGTCGGGTAGAGGATCGTCGCGGAAAGCTGCTCGGGTTCTACCAGATCGAATCGGCAAGGATCGCCAGTACGAGCATCAGCGCGGACGACTTCGTGAGCCTGTTGGCGAAGGCTAAGGGGAAGGGGGATCTGGATCGTCCACGGGACAATCCAGACTTCTACGGAGTGCTCGGAAACGTGATCTTGTTCGAGCCGGGAGAGATCGTTCACTGGAGACTGCGACGGGATCTGCGGGCGGTCTATGGGTTGGGGATCCTGGAGTCAGCAGACTACGTGTGGCGTCGGCTCCGGATGTTGGAAGATGCGGTGCTCGTCCACAAGCTCACGAGAGCGCCGGGGCGGTACGCCTTCTACATCAATGCTCACAAGCTCCCACCGGAGAAGGCATTCGCCTACGTCCAGCAGATCAAGAACAGCTACAAGAAGCGGCGCTTCATCAACCCTCGCACGGGGCAACTAGATGCACGCTTCAATCCTCTCACAAGTGACGAGGATTTCTGGATCCCGATCATTGGCGGTGAGGAAGAGAGCAGGATCGAGACAATCTCCGGCCCTGACTATCAGGGTATGGATGAGGTGAACTACTTCTTGCAGCAGTTCTACGTCGCCACGAAGGTTCCACGGCAGTACATGGACTTCGCTGAGACGATGAACAAGGCATTGCTGTCGAGCGAGGACGTGAGGTTCGCACGGGCCGTCATGAGGCTTGGGAAGGCAGAGGTGACGGGCTGGAATCAGGTCGCACGCACGCACCTGTACCTGCTCGGGTACGACTTGGACAAGACGGAGAAGTTTGCCTACCACATGCCGATCCCATCGGCCATTTTCGAGTTGGCGATGGTGGAAGTCATGGCTGCGAAGGCAGACCTCGCGGCTCGGCTTTCGGAGTTCGTGTCGGTACGATGGATTCTCCAGCACATCTTCAAGTGGGCCGATGACGAGATCGATACGGTGTTCGACCAGTGGGCAGAGGAGAAGGTCTGGAAAACCATCGTGGAGGGCCTCGGCAACGCGGAGGCATCTAAGCTCCAGGGCGAGGCCGAAGTCGAGAACCAGCGGAAGCAGCAGGAGTTGGCTGCGGAGATGGGTGGAGAGGAAGAGGGGAAGGCAGTTCCGGCCATGCAGATGATCTTGGCTGCCAAGGAGTACAAGGATCGGCGGCGGGAGAGCCATCGGAACGTCAAGACGGCTTTCGGGCTGATGGATCGGGATGACCAGAGGGGGTTCGTGGCGCTTGGGGAGGAACTCCAGAAGAACATGAGGCGGATCCTGGAGGATGGGAACAAGGAGAGCGAGAAGCGCATGGAGGGGAGGCTTCAGGGCTTGCTCCTGAACCACCACGACAAGATTGGGGCTCGGTTTCGGATGCTGATCCCATTCATGAACGAGATGAGATCGGCCATCCGGTACGACAAGGGACGAAAATCGGCGTAGTGAAATTGATTGCAACAGCGATCATCCTTGACAGGATGCCTAATTATGGGTAGTTGTAGGTGAGCATGGTTCTGAAAGTCCCAGTCAAGGTGCTCGGATTTCTCCGGCGTGAGTCGGTGGAAAATGCTGTCCGACAAGCCCGTGAGCAGGTGACGAACAAGGGGATGACGTTCGTCTCACTCATCGAAAAGAAGGTCTTTGCGACTACGCAGGACGGGAAGATCGTCAGTACCGATCTGGTGGACGGCAAGATCGGTGACTTCGTGGACATGGCTGAAGACTTCGGCGTCCGGGAGACGGACGTTGAGAGGGACAAGGTACGAATCGCAAACGCCTACGTCGAAGCTGTCATTGGTCGAGATCGGGTCGCGGCGGCGCAGCACATCAGGGACTTGCTAGGGTACGTCTAACGGAGGAGTGTTACGATGGACGAGAAAGAGCAGGGACGCCAGCTTCTCGAAGACCAGATGAAGAGCCTGGGCGTATCGGTGGACGAGATCACGGCTGCCATGTATCCGGACCCGGAGAAGGAGGCGGCTGCTCTGGGTGGCGCGGTAGCGCGTCCGGGTCAGGTCGAGTCGGAGAAGAGGGATGCGGCGGCGCAGGCCACTCCTCCGGCGGGGCAGCCTTCTACCGACGCACCCACCAGCGAATCTCTCGTGCCGCTCACGGACGAGTCGCTGGAGGAAGCTCTGCGGTTCATCAAGAAGAAGGTCGGGGCGGTCGTTCGGAAGAAGGCCCGCAAGGCGAAGAAATACTACCGCAAGGTCAAGGCGAAGCTGCGCCGGATGGCGAAGAAGTGGAAGAAGAGCGCGGCCGGGAAGCGGTTCCTGAAGAAGTACAAGAAGGCCAAGGCTCGCCTCGGTGACGTGATGAAGAAGGCGGCGGGACGCAAGCGCCTCCAGATCACCGGGATGGAACTGTCCGCGAAGCTCCACGAGCAGGTGGGCAAGCCGCAGGCGGTCGTGGAGAGCACGGACATCGAGATCCTGGAGCGCGGGGCGGTCATCGTGGCGATCCTGGGCGACAGGTTCGAGGACATGGATCTGGCGTCGGATGCGGAGTCGGCGCGGAAGACGAGCGACGGCATCGTGGCCATGATCGAGAAGTACGAGGGGAAGGGCGCGATCCCGGACGACGAGATGGTGAGC